ATTCCTACCAGTGTCAAGATTATGTCTGAATATTCCATAGTTCCTTCAAGTTTGGTTAATGAGTGCGGGGCATTTCACCCCTACTTGTTTTATTCTACTACTTCGCCTTCTTCAGCCTTTAAAGACTCAGTTAGCATATTCATAAAAGCACCTCGACCTACATTAAGCTGGTCTAGGTTGAACTGTGCTGATGATAGCTTACGGTCTAAATCAGATACGTGGTTAACCATAGCAATTTGCTCTTGGGTTAAATCATCTACCTTGTACTCTTTATCATCAATCGTAATTGTCTGGTTCTTTTGATTTTTAGACATATTGTTTACTCCGTTGTTATATTAAATTAAACTGCTTCTAGTGCTTCCACCTTAGCAATTAGTTCTTGAACTGTAGCCACTAATAGTGGTACAAGTTTCGCTTGGTCAATTCCTTGATAGTCCTCAACCTCACGCTCACCCATAACCTTAGCAGTTACTTCTCTCCACTGTTGACCTTCAACATCTGTCTCTGGCTTCTCAACATTAGATGAAACAATAACCTCAGCAACAGCTTGTGTAGTTACCACAGTCTCCATTACTGGTTCTTGTGATACCTGCTCTACTTCTACCTCAGTCATTACACCATCGATGTCTTGACGTTGGATAGCTGTCGTAGTTACTTCAATAGTCTTACCTACTTCTGATGTCTCAGTAATAGTTTCACCTGCAAGGTTTACATAAGTATCACCCTCTACAGTTTCCATTACTTGAACTTCATTAGTAACTTCTTCAATACCTGCGATAAAGACTTCACCAAGTGCTTCTGATACTGTGTATTCCTCAGTCATCATAGCATCTTTAGTACCAGTAGCACACTCTGGAACTACTTCGCCTGCTTCGTGAGCAAGGAAACCATCTACTGTTTTATCTGTATCAGCCTTGAAGTTAAAACGTGATGGATTAAGTGCTTTCAGTCTGTCAATAGAACCAGTCATTGGTACTACATTTTCTTTTAAGCGGTAGTCTGATGAAGTGTTGTAAGATGTTGCTGATGAGGTCACTGATATTGAGCCGACTTCTACACCCCTACTTCTACACTTAACTAATGTTCCGTCATCGGTCATTCTATTAAGGTGCATTACAGCATTTTGACTTCTTGCTATTTGTATCTCACCGCCAGCAAGTAAAGCGATACCATTACCAGTTGTGTTATTGTAAAGAGTAGTATCTGTGGTGTCTATTAATACGTTACCACTATTATCAATAGTCATAGCAGTAGTCCAACTAATAGCTGAGTCTGCTGCTGCTGAGCCTGCTACCTCAAAAGCGTGAGTACCATCATCTTTCTGAATATATCTTGTAGCTTCATTAGTAGCTATACGATTATAAACACCACCACCTACGTAACGAGAGTTCTTCATCAACTGAGTCCAGCCCGAAGATGTCGAATGACTCATAAGTGAGCCATCAAAACCTATTTGTAGTGCCGCATGTACACTATCCCAATCACTCTCAGGAACAACACCAATACCCACGTTGCCTGCTGAGTCTATGCGCATACGTTCCGTTGGTGCTGTATTAGTTGTACCTGTGGATATCTTAACAATACCGCTTGATGTTGTTTCTAATTTTGCAGTTCCATAACTCGTATTATCAATCGTTCCCGTATTGGTATTATAATTACTTGACATTTCATTACTTGAACCAGACGTACCCATAGCGCCAAAACGGTGCTTATTTGTCCAGCCTGACGGAGTTATTGTAGTACCAGCAGAACCTGTAGCAATGTTAATCGCAGTTCCAGCAGTCTGTGTGATAGCTGTGTTACTTACTGTTAGCTTTGTACTCGTAGCGTTATCATCAATACCTGTTGAGGTGAAGCCATCACAAGTAACACTACCAGTAACATCAATACCAGTAGAGGTTGTGGCTAGTTTTTCCGTTCCATCATAGTATAGTTGTACTGAACTATTACTGTTACAATTAATGAAAGTTTTTTGACTGCTATATCCTTTTAAAGTTAAGTCGTTAGTCGCTTGGATAGATAAATCACCAGTTCCTACATCTTTAATATAACTATTACTACCATCGTGATAAATCTGTAAATCATCACTAGCACCAAACTTAGCCTTGACGTTATCACCTAGTGATACATCGCCAGTCATAGTACCACCAGCTAGAGGTAATGCTGTACTCAGTAAGTTGGTTTGTGTAATCTTTTTAGATACGCCGCCATCATTAATTAATAATTCTTCAGTTCCTGCTGGGGTTGTCTTTGCTGTTAGTGCTGATACTTTAGTATATGCCATTTAATTGTACTCCGTTACGATGAATGTTGGTATTAATGGTTGAGAAGCTTCTATTACAACATAACTCCCACCTTGTTCTAGTTCTATTTCAAGCCATTGTGATTCAAAAGCCTCATGGTCTCTTTCATATTGGTTTCGCGTGACATACATCATAGCTGTCTTATGCTTCTTCCAAGATGTTCTAGCTACAGTAGGAAACTTACGTATCATAGATACCGTCTTCCCTCGTCTAGCTATTCTATTCTTCTTTGCCATTCAATCTCCTAGGGGTCGTTGCGTCTATGCCATGCTCTAAGTGTAGCAAGTTCATCTCTCATTACTTCAGCTATAGGCTTAAAACTTCTGATTACTTTATCATCCTTTCTAGGTGCTATCTTACCAGTATGTACTTTATAAGTGCTTGATTTAACAAGACTTCTTGAGTCATTAGGCTTCTTACTCATGGCGTGTTTAGAGCTATAAGATGTGCTAGGTGACTTACGCCCTTCCTTAACTGATTTAAGATGTACACCTGAGTATTTAGGAGCTACTCCTCCACTAGATACTTCTTCTCTTTCTTCTTGTGGATTAATCATATCATCAAGCATAGCCATTAGATTATCAATCTCAGATTCTTCTTCAAGTTCATCAGAGAATTTCAAAGCGTTAGCTTCTCTATATTGAACTTCATCCATCTCTTGGTCATACGCAGCAAACGTCTCAGTTAGCAGGTGTTCCCAAATCTCACGTAGCTTAACCTTGAATCTCTCAAGTTCTAAACTTCCACCTACAGGAGGCTCATCAACTGTACTACTTAATATATCAAACATAGTTTTTACCTCTTGTCTTTAATCTCTTATTCTCTCTCAAGTTCCATCTATGTGTATCTGCTGCAAACGAGTCATACTTCTCTCCGAATTGGAAGTTAGTACAAAACGAATGCTCAAAAGAAGACGGCTTGCCACACTCAGGACACCTCTGCTCATCTTTACGATTAGCATAAGAGACGATATGGTCTTTAGAGTGACCGTCCTTACAAGTATATTTATATAATGGAATGAGATTCTCCTAGATAATTCAGAATAGCCCTCTCATCTTGACAAGGGCTACGCTTAACTAACTAGCTACTAAGAAGCAGGAACTACAAATGCAATACCTGCATCGTTACGTAATTCACCAGTACCGTAAATAGTATCAGCAGTAAACAAATCACCTAAGTATTCTTGTTTGTACTGAGTCTGCGTACGTACACCAACTTGTTCTGCAAATACGATAGCGTCTCTATGGAATAAACCACCAACTCTATCAGTACCAACTGTAGGACAGTTAGATGATACAAACACATCTACACCATAGATTTGACCAATCTTACCAGTTGCAATAGCATCGCCGTTACCAATGAACTGTTGCTCAGTGAAACGGTTGATAGCTAATAAGTCATTAGCAGCTACTGGAGGTAGTATTAGTGAACGATTATCCATAGGAACATCAGCATTATCTAGTGCAAGAATCATCTTACGGATACCAGCATCAGTAATGTCAGTAGCGTTAGTTGAGTTACCAGTGTAAGCAGTAGTACCATTACCACCAATTACAGCTGTCTCCCATGCCGCAGCACCTGAACCACCAACTGTACCACCTTGAAGACCTTCAAACAAAGCAAATAAGTCATCATCTACCTGAGTAGCTAGTGCATAACCAGCATCATCAGTATAGAACTTACGCATTGAAGCAAGAGCTTGAACCTCAGCAATATCTTCGATAAGCTTTGAGTATTCGTAGTGCTTATCGATTGAAATGTTTACTACAGAGTTTGTAGCAGCACTTAGCGTAACTTGTGTATTAGCTGCTTTAGCTGAAGCTGAACCACGAGAAGGCGCAGGAATGTGAATAGTATCACCTTTCTTGCCTTTGTGCGACATCTTCGTTACTAGATTAGCTAGTACCAAATTAGATTTATAAGAACCAATAACTTCATCCGACCATAGTTCAGGGATGAAATTATTAGCGACCGAGGCTGTAGTATTATTAGTACCTAATCCCATATTATTTCTCCTTATTGAGTATTATTATTTAACCCGCCCCTCTGCGTATGCTTGCATTATCTCATCTGATAAATCGGCATACTTAGAAGGGTCGGTTCTTTGTAGTGTGATTAAATCACTTCTACGATACATCTTTTTACCACCAACAGAATCACCTGAAGAGCGAGTTTCTGAACTAGTTTGTCGCATAGCCTTCTTTCGTTTCACTTCTTCTGACTTCTTTACTTCTTGTGTCTTACCAATCATTGATATTTGTTTCCAAGTACCTAGTAATTCATTCGCAGCATTGTAGTCATAAGTAGCATCGGCCTTACGGAATAGTTCAGTACGTATTGCACTATCTCCAATCCACTTCTGGAAGTTACTATCACCAACCACATCCATAAAATCAGGATGTACCGACTCTAGTTGTGTCAAGTTAGCCTGTTGGACCGACTTAACATTACCTTCCCGTGCCTTGATAATCTCTGGATGGTTTTCTATCGCTGAATTTACTGCCTTAGCAGGGTCATCGTAGAAAGTATCTTCAAAACTAACAGGTTCTTCCATTGTTTCAGTAGCTTGATTCGCTTGAGATTGGGAGTCCATTAGCTGTTGTATCATTTGCCTCTGTTGTCCAACCTCTTGACCTTGCTTACCAAATGCTTTTTCAACATTCTGGTGCATGGTTATTACATCTTCCAATGATTTGCCAGCATACTTCTCTGGTGGTTCGTATTGAGGTTCCGCTTGTACTTCTTGCTGAACTTCTTGCTCTACCACTGGAGTTTCTGTTACCTGTGCCACACTTTCTGGTGCGCTATCTACTACTATACTCATATCTATCGTCTCCGCCCCGTAGGGTTATGAAGTTATTGTATGATGGGGCTAGTCTCCTAGATTATCCATCGCTATTTTAGTTGCACTTTCTAAGCTAATTATAAATCCTAGTTGTTGCAACTGACCCTTAGCGTGCCAAAGGTCTTTCTCATCGTTCATAGTGTCAACGTCTCGAACACTAGTCTCCATGTTTGTCATCTGGTCCATTAGGTCTCTCCAACCTTCTGTCTCAAATAAATCTAATCTATCTTTTAAGAACTCTTCGTCTGTCTTCATTGATACATTGTTTCAATAGCTGTCTTAGTAGCTCTAGCTCTAGCATTAGCCAGATTCAAAGCAGTCTCAGACTTAAGATGTTCCACTTCTGGAATGTTCCTAGCAGTTTCAGAGTTCTTATTATGTATATCAGCCTTAGTTTTCTCAATACCCATCATCTTCTCTTGTAGTTTAAGAGCTTTATCTTGGTATTTAAGTTCATCTGGCGCTAATTCTTGAGCTTGAGCATACCACTTAGTAGCTTTAGCTCTTTCTTCTTCAGCCATAGCCATAGTCTTCTCAATATCTGCTTTAGCTTGCTGCATTTGTAACTGCATATGTTGCTGTTGCATCTGTTGAGCTTCAGGATTAGGTTGATTACCTTGAGTTAGTGAAGCTACAATCTGGTCTCTATTATGAATAGAAGAGTTCTGCATCATTGATGTAAGAATCACGTTGAAAGCAGGTGAATCTTTAGGAATCGCTTGCAACATCTGTACCATCTGAGTCATCTCCAGCTCTTTAGCCATGATACCCATAGTAGAATATGGAACAAACTTGTAATCAGCTACAGGGTAACGCTCAACATC